ATTTATGACCGCCTTTGTACATAACTGTAAATGGAGGTTTTAGTATATCATTAACTTTCTTTTCAATATGTTTAGTGTTAACCAGTTTATTTGTTCGCTTAACAGCATCACCAAGATTCATATGTTCATTAGTCATTAAATCAATAACCATATCATTCTTAGTTTGCGCTATTTCTTTTAAAGTTTTTAATGCTCTTAATTTACCTTGAGCAACACCCATCGTATCATTTTCATCAATTTTGATTTTATCAGCTAGACCAAATTCTTTCTCTAATGCTTTACCTTTAAATGAATTAACCGTTGAAGCTTTATAAGCTTGGGCGCTAGAGATGAAATCTCCTATCAACTCTTGTTCTTCTCGAGTTCCAGTTTTAGATAAAAAGCTTAATTGCTTATCTTGGAAAAATGGAATTTTATCTCGCATAGTATTAAAGGTAGGATTTTGAATAATTCCTGTAATGTGATCCAAAACGCTATCAGATGCACTTAAAGCTAATTGTTCCTTTCCTAAATCACTTATTGTCTTACCTCTTTCTGTTCCTAATATTTCACCTTCTTTTTGAACACCAGCTTCTCTACCTGCATTTTCAGAATAAGTTGGTTGTCTTATATTATCAGTAGGTCGCCCCCCCTGCTCTGCCTTATCAAGTAATGCTCGTTGCTCAGGATGGTCAGGCATAACGAAATTTGAACCTTGAGACGCAAGAGGATTAGAGGGTGCTTGCTGTTGAGTAGGCTGTGAAGATTGCGCAAAAGGATTTGAAGAATTTGATTGTTGATTATTGTTTTGAGGTGCTATTTTATTCATTAAATAATCAAATGCACCGCCTATTAATGAATTGGAACTACCTTGATTAACATCAGGAATATTATTAATTGCATTGCTATATGAATTTGTAGCACCAGAACTTCTCATACCCGCATTTTTTGAATATTGAAGAAGATCTCTTTTTTCCTCTTCAGATAAATTTGCCATAGCAGCAGGATTACCAGCTAATTTTGCTAAATATTGTGGCCCTAATAATCGAGCATAAGCCATTTTAGATTCAGCATCCGCTCGTACAGTCAAAGGCGCATATTGAGCTTTCACTCTATTAATTTCTCTTTCCAATTGTTCGTTGCGCAATTGATTGATTCCTCGCGCAGCCGTAACATAAGGACCACCTTTTTCAACGTCTGCAACAACTCTAGGTAATGGTAAATCAAAAGCCATAATAACCTCTTATCCAAATAATCCAGCTAAAATACTCATGAAATCTTGATTCTTACCTGCTTGTTGACCAAATGCAGTGCCAGCCATATTATTTCCTTGATTACTGAATAATTGGCTTAATATATTTGCCGCATTTTGACCGCCTTGCATCAAGTTTTGTTGACCTTGGCCGTATTGTGTATTAATACCAAGTACATTTTGTAACCATTGATTTTGATCCGCACTGGAGATCTGACCGGCATTTTGTTGCAATTGCTGAGCAAAAGGCGTGCTTCCTAATGTTCCTTCTGCTGAAGCCGCATTCTGTCCAGCACGCATAGACTGCTGCTGTAAATTATGCGCAAAAGGAGATTCGTGATATTGACCCATCAGTTTATTAATAAATGCAGATGGATCTTGCTGACCTTGTAGCCAGTTTTGATATTTTTGCGTACCTTGCTGGCCGGCATTAAAAAAAGGATTTTGGAAGCCTTGAGCGCCTTGGAAATATTTTTCATATTGCTTACCGGCTTTTTCATAAGGTTTTCCAGAATTTCCGAATAAGCCCCCTAATAGTTGGCCAATACTTGAAAAGCCGCCAGGAAATAAACCTAATCCTTGACTTTGATTGCCACCTTGACTTTGGGGACTTCCAAATAATCCTGGTTCTGCATGACTAAAAGACATACTTCACATCCTTGTAAAGTTAAAAGCTCGTCCAAACACCTGCTTTATAGTATTGGGCCGAACCGATTGTAGTATTATATATGATTTGTCCATTCTGTGGACTCAAAAATGAGTCTCGTTGTACAGTTGTGACTTGAGGCAATAAAATTCCAGCTTGCGTCAAATAACCAATAAGATTCTGAAAAAAAGTCGCCATCGAATCCTGCCAGACCGGACTTAACTTATCACCTTCATTCACAATCTTGTCATAGACTGGAAACGCATCAAAATCTTGTGCCATATAAATCCTTTTTATTCCGGCAATACTTCATAGGCCCATGACCCACCCAATAATACAAAAGGTATTGGATCATAAAATTCAATCTTCACAACGAACCCTTGACCACGTGGAATGACGCCTAATTTTCTAAATAAAGTGCGGAACGTTGTTTGACCTACTGTTCCCATGGGCGCTCGAAGCAAATAACCGTAAGTCTGTCCGCCATCTTTGGATATGGATAAAAATAAAGTCGGTATTAAAGGTACTTCAATAATAAGACCTTCTTCAATGATAAGCGGTTGACCTGCTTCAGTTAAAATATCTAATCCATCTTCAGTTAGAAGAAACACGGGTTCTTCTGTTAATTGTAATTCGGATTCCGATCCTTGCAATAAATCGAATTGAAGTCGGTCTATACGTGTACGCTGATAACCGGGCGGTGTGATTGCTCTAGTAATACGCATGCGTCTAATCGCTTCACCTGGCGTTATAATATAACCTCTATCATCTACTATCGCGCCATTCGTATAGGTGTCATTGTCGACTTCATACATGATAGGGTTTAGATAATCTCCAACCCAATTAATGCCATTAAAATAAGTATGTGTTTGTGCAGGATGCCTATTACCATTTAATACTTCTTCTTCATGCCATAATTTACCTTCTTCTCGCGTAGGGTCACTTAAGCTTACGTTATAGACAAAAGTATGATTTGAAGAAGTGAAATTCATTCTAAAGAAAAAAAGTCCACCTTCTTTAATCAAAAAAGTGCGACAATCTGCAATACCTGTAGTTGATGCATAGAAAGCCAATTGGAAATCTAATGCTCTATTGCTCACAGCAATAGGACTGGTCCCCGCTATTTGCATCACAGGACCAAGAGAATCACGATCTTGTGATATGAAAAACATGAAATCAAAGCCCGTAGAAATACAACTTGCGGATGTTGTACCATATTCTCCAAGCAATGAATTATTACGTCGAAACGGTAAATTTGTCCCTATACCGCTGTTCTCCCAGACCTCATAATAGAAGTTTGAGAAAAGGAAAAGTCGTCTATGCAGAGTTCTACAAGCAATAATATTACCTGGATGAGAGGTAATTGATCCTTGCTGAAGTTGACCATTATTCGTCACAAATATAGATCCACTACCTGTACTGGAAAATGTAATATTTGTTCCGCCATCTGTAGTGGAAATAGTAAATGTAGTGGAATTGACTACACTTGTTACATAATAAGTGACTCCCGTTGCAATAGCAGGTGTTCCAGTAGGTAATGTTCCACCACCATTAAATTGAATGGGCGTTCCTACTTGATAATTAGCCGTTGTTCCAGAAGTTAAAACTAAATTGGGTGATCCACCGCTTGTTGCTACAAACGAATTCCCAGTTCCACTTGTAAAATCAGGTCCCCATATCAATCCTTGATTCAATTGTGATAATTGAAAATTAGGTGTATTGCCATTAGCAACTACAAAGAAACCATCTAGTGTACAAACATCAATAGGTGATGTAGGGAAAGCAGGATCAGTAATAAGCACGAATGATCCGGTTTTAGTATCATAAATATAGCCTTTAGCACTATCTACTATTATTATTTGATATGTATTAGCATCGATTCCGACATAGCCTGTTGTCGTTGTTAATAATGTGCCAGCCGCCATACTATTTAATTGCGTTATAACATTTGTAGCCGTTCGACTATAGACTCGATTGCCAACAACAGAATATTCAACATTATTAAAAACAAATTGCGCACGGAAAGCGCCCGTTGAACCATAACTGAATTGTGTATTGATAAGACCGGATGTATTAATAAGTGTTCGAGGTTTTTTGCCTAATGGATCAATATATTCAAAACAATTAACTGAACGTTCAGCATCGATTTCGCTTACGCGCTGATTGTTGTAACTACCAACCACTGGAAAATCTTCTGTCTTCGCCACATTAATAACTCAAAATATTAGGCCAATAGAACGGCTCAGGGGCTGTTAGGACGACCGAGGGTCTGATAGTTAA